GATGCTTCCGCAGCCGCTAGCATTTTATTGGTATTAGCCTCTTGTTCTGGTGTCTGTGCTTTTTTAGTATTCGCCATGAGTTTTTTCCTCTTTCTTTGGTATGCAATTTCTAAACAGTGTGAATATAATTGTTGGACACACTAGATACTACTGTTTATTTGCATCCGTACAAATAGTATGGCATAATACACATGTAAGTGTCAAGATGGTACTATTGGATATAAAACTATTTCGGCATTTTTAAAAAAAGAAAAGAGGAAAAACACATGACCCTAGAAGATACGCTTAAAAAACCGAAAGAAGAATTAGAGGCTGAATGGAATGGAGATGCACAAAGGCTACCCATGACCAGATCAGAAAAAGACGCTATTAAAGCGCAGATTAGAACGAATGACTACCTTAGTCTCATACAAATCTTTTTGTTATTAGATTGTCACCCAAGTTATGAAACTATTAGAAAATGGGTAATTGTTGATCCTAAATCTCCAAACAAAAAGATACTTCCGCATTTCCGTATTTTAGGTGGTAATCCACAAGTTAAGCTAAAAGATTTTGATGAATTTATTGCATCAAATAAAATAGGCGATGAATAACTAGTACATTTATTGCCATATATTGACGTGATTTAAATCATATGGCACACTATCTACATGTGGCAACCATGTCACATACAGTTCCGATTTGCTGATAACCATTTTACGGCGGGAGTTGGCATTTCGGTCTATATCATATTCAGGTCTATGGTATAGTTATTGCACAACAAAAAGATACTAACTGGATTTTTTACTCTTCTCTTTGTTTTAATCCAGTTAGTATCTTTTGTTGCTATTGACTAATAAATAAAACTGACACCCCAACCAGACGAAACAATGCGGGTATCGACATTCCACATTCCCGCTACGGCTGCCATTTCACGAATGGCGAACGTTCCATTACCATAGACTGCATCAACTATTCCCACGTGTCCAGCAACGGGATTTGCACCATCCACCCCTGCCTGAAACACGGCTATCGCTCCAACGCGAGGATAGCTACCAGTTGCATACCCTTGTGATGCTGCTACCCATGCGAAATCTTTCGCGTATGCAGTAGGCGGTAAATAGATATCGGGTCGCTGATTAAACACGTACCAGACACAACTACCTGGGTAGCCAATGTTGGGATGATTACCTGTGTACACTTGTGGTTGCTGGTAGGAATTGGTAACTGAAGGGGCGTTACCAGACAAACAAATGTGTTGACCTACATAGATTAAATTGGGATTGGGAATCCCATTTTGTTGCGCTATGGTTTGCCATGCTGAAGGGCTAATTCCGCTCAATGTATCACGGCTTTGTACGATGTACTCATTACTGCATGACGCATGGGCTACAGAGGGTATAAGCATCAAGGCAAATGCACTAGCAATAACTACGCTTATCCCAAGATTCTTAAACAAAATAAACTCCATTTCCTGAGTGACTAAACTCAGATACGCATATGGTATGCTACTGTAGATACATACGTCAACACAGTGGCTAAAAGGATAAACTTGTCGATGGATCGTTTTCAGTTATTGGAACTAGCAGATCGGGTCGAAGATGCAATGCTTCAAGGCTACATAACACCCCATGAAATAGCGAAATTTGCTCAATGTTCTAACCCACAAGCACGCAGTTGTATGGAACATATACATAAACGCTGGCACCGTAACCAGTCACATCAATCAAGAGAAGATAAACGCGAGCAAGCTATTTTTATGTCGATGAATGCTCTACGAAAAACATACGTACTCTATGAGTCAGCCAAAGATCAGGACGCTCTAGGAGAGGCAAACAGGGCTATGGGGAACATCATACGCATATTGAGCCAAGTAGCCAACCTAGAAGGTCTGAACGAACGTACAGTACGAATAGGGGGCGATAAGGACGGTATACCTATCGTTACCGAAGCACAATCACAAGTACTTATATTAGAGGGATTGGTAAATAATGGATATATTGACACAACAATACTTAAACAAATCGAATCCACAATCCTTAATCGATCTGATAGTAGCACGGAAGTCATTGGCAGTATACGGGAAGCTGACACGCAATTTGACACCGCAACCACATCACAATGGGGTCATTAAAGCCGTTCAACCTGACACGTGGAATAAAGGTGCCTGTGTTGTTTGCCCCCCAGGTAGCGGTAAATCAACATGGATCAGCGAAATAGCCCCAAGCTGGTTTATCGGCAATAATCCTGATAAATTCATCCTTCACTTACATGCTAACGATGATAAATCAGATTCCTATCTCAAAGTGATCATGCAAACATTTGAGGGCAACCAAGCCCATAGAGATATCTTTCCTGATGTATTGCCCGATTATGATCGCGGTTGGTCAGGAAAAGGGCTGTACTTCAAGTGGAAAGATAAAACAGGTAAACATCCTCTCAGAGATGAGCATGGTTGGGCGCATTTACCGAACAAAGACCCACAATATGTGTCAATTGGATTTTGGGGCGGGTCTATCGGTCGGCGTGCGGATATTATCATCCTCGATGATCCGTTTGACCCTGCTGATGTTGATAGTCCTGTATTTAGGGCTAAATTTCTACGTCGTTTTAACATGGTGATTAAAACACGCTTAAAACCAAGAGGGCGTATTATTTTTGTGTGTAATCGCTGGCATCATGATGATATGGTTCCACATCTGGAAGAAATGGGATTTCAGATTGTTACCTTTCCTGCTATCAGTGTTGACCATGACGGCAATGAACAATCGTATTGGGAAACGATGTTTCCTATTGTTGAACTACAGGACTACCGTAAAGACTTAGGCACCATTGACTTTAATTGTTTGTATCAAGGCGATCCGAGCGGGGTCGAAGGCGCGATCATTAAACGGGCATGGTTTAAGTATTTCAAGCTAGTCGATGGGTATCTGCATATACATGATCCCGTATTACCCATTGAGATTATTCCCTTGTCGTCATTGCGTTTATTTCAGGCAGTTGACCCTGCTGCCAGTATACGAACAACAGCCGACTATTTCGCTATTGCTACCGTTGGCGTGGATAAACGGGGTCGATTCTTTGTGCTAGATATGATACGCAAACGACTACAAGGTCCAGACCAACCTGCTCTTATGCGGAATGCGTATGATCAATGGCACCCCTATGCACAAGGGGTTGAAAAGGTTGGCTATCAGTTGACGCTTGTTCAGTATGCCAACGAACTAGGTTTACCGATTAAAGAACTGCCAAGATTTGGGGATAAACTATCGCGCCATCTTACGTTAGCAGCACGGTATCAGGCTGGCAGAATTTATCATCGTGTCAATGTTTCTTGGCTAGGAGATATGGAAGTTGAACTGACACAGATACCGAAGTCGGCACATGACGATCAGGCTGACGTTCTAGCTGACGCTATGGAAGAACTATCATCATCTGTACCACGTGTCACGGCAATACAATTAGCACAGGTGAATCGTTCGCATGGCCGATCATTTTTAGGACGTAAATTTTAATCACACTTGCACACTTGCACTCATGTGATAGCGTGTAAGTAGTAGCTAGTTGATGATAGTATCTCAACATACCGCAATACATCTAAGGATAGAGACATGTCGGTACGAAAACGGGTCGATGGCACCATACCTGACGGACTCAGCATTACACAAATGCTCAGAGAATCTGGCACCTCTGGTACAAAAAACTTTAGTGGTATTCTCTCTGATGAATACCTACCGCAATTATCATTTTACCAAGCCCCAACGGTCTACAATCAAATGCGACGCAGTGATGCAACCATAGCAGCACTCATTGCTGCCTACACCATGCCTTTGAGAGCCGCTAAATGGTACATACAACCTCATGATGATTCACCCGAATCGTTAGACTATGCCGATTTCATACACGATAATTTGTGGTCATTCGGTACACAAACATTCGATGATTTTTTACGCGAGGCACTTACATTCTTACCATTCGGTTTTTCATGGTTTGAGAAGGTATTTAGTTACATCGACGACGGCGATCACAAAGGCAAACTAGGGTGGGATAAATTTGCTTTCAGGTATCAGACAACACGATACCGCTACAACACAAAGCTAGTCGGCAATACGCGAAAACTGGTATCAGTCACACAGTTTGCACCCCCTGATTACCACATGACCGAAATTCCCGTTGAGAAGCTACTCATATTCTCACATCAAAAAGAAGGCGATAACCATGATGGTATTGCACTTCTGAGATCGTGTTACAAACACTGGTACATGAAAGAAAAACTGTACATGTTGCAGGTCATTGGACTAGAACGATCTGCCATTGGCGTACCATTTGCCAAGTACCTACAGTCTGCCTCACAGGATGAAATTAACACGATAACGCAGATGGTAGAGAACCTACGCTTTGACGATCAAGCAGCAATCCAGTATGACGGCAACACGGTAGAGATTGGTTACCTTGCCAATAAGTTTGACAATCTTGGCCTACAAGCAGCAATTGAACACCATGATACACAAATCATGAAAAGTGGACTTGCTCAATTTGTCAACTTGGGTACACGTGGGGCGGGTACAACTGGATCGTATGCTCTAAGCCAAGATCAATCGCAGATGTTCTTAGATGCACTGAATGGAGAGGCAAATTATTTCGGTTCAGCATTCCATTTACAGGCTACGATGGAGTTATTGCAACTCAATTATAAGAATGTTACGCCGAGTATGATGCCTCGCTTATCGCATGGAGATATTGGTCAACAAGCATTGGTTAAGTTAGCACAAGCTCTTAACTCATTTGCTCAATATGGATTCATTACTCCTGATCCGCATACCGAGAATGTTATCCGTGAAATTATGGATTTGCCCCCACGCGATGAAGATTGGCGCGATGAACAAGTCGCGTTAAACCAAACACCATTCCCTGAACGTGATGATAACAGCATTCCTAATCCCGCTGGCGTACCTGGTAACGGTATTGGGGCTGGCACAAAGGGCAATGCTGGCAAACAACAAGGCACGAAACAAAAGGCTGGCCTACGTACCAAAGGGTTGAATAGCGGTAAACAGATAGGCTCAAAATCAGGGGGAGGTTTAGCAGCACATGAGAAATTTTCCGAAGCATTAGAGGAATTTAAGCAAACCTCAAACACATGGAAGCCAGAACGCCCAAGCATCAAAGCAGCACGAACTCGAAGGCCATACGAAATTATCACAGAGGTAGCACAATGAATAAACGGTTTGGATTAACACCCGTAAAGTTAGCCGATAAGATACAAATTTTACGAGTAGGCAAGTGGAACTTTGATGATTATGGCGAAGTCGATATCACCTCAGAAGATATTGCTCAATTTGTCAGTAATTTCAAGAATAATGTACGCCGTCAAAAACTGCCTATCAACATCGAGCATGACCACAATCTAGGCGCAATAGGTTGGGTCACGGACGTAACGGCCAATGAAGACAATACAGCCGTTTACATGACTCCTGAATGGACAGAGAGCGGTAAAACGCTGGTTGTGGATAATAAAGCATTTGGGTATACGAGTGCTGAAATTTATCGACAATGGCGCGACCCTGAATTAAATCAGGATCATACCAATGTACTCTCAGGCGTGGCAGTAACGAACTTCCCCCGTATGAAGGGTATGGAGATGATTGCTGCTAGCGAAGCTACACCTTTACGTGCAATTCTCCTAAGCGAAAGTCACACCATTACCGCGTTAGACCTACTCTCTAGTATCACGAAACAGCAAAGGACGGACATTATGAATAAACCAAACATACCCCCTATTTCTACGACTGAAATGAATTTAGCAGAACTTAATAGTCGGCTGAAACTGGCAGAAGATCGCTATCTCGCTGCTGAAAAAGTCGCTACCGATACCGTCACGAAAATGTCTGAACTACAGACACAAATGACAGAGCAAGCTACGTTGCTGGCTTCTGAACAATCCAAACGGGTCGCTTTAGAATGTGCTGAATCTATTGACGTGGCGAAACGTCAAGGACGTATATCCCCTGTACAAGCAACAACCTACCTCGCTGAACTACCAAAGATGAATCAGTCAACACGCGACATGTGGTTAGCAGATATTGCTGCACGACCCGCTATTGTTGGACTAGTTGAACTAGGTCACGCAACGGGATCGGAAAGTACCATCGATCCACAAGATCGCACCCAACTCGCAGAAGTTGCGAAACAGTTAGCTATCAAAGAAAACATCTCTCTGAAAGAAGCAACTATTAAAGCTGCCAAACAGATGAAAGCGGGGAATCAATAACATGGCTGGACAATCGAAACCGTTACCAGAACGAACGTATATCTGGAATACCGCCGTTACCACGTATGCAGGTGCGCCTGTAGTTATATCAGCAGTAGCAAACACCGTTACTAATCCTGCTGGCACGGCTGCCGATATTATTGTCGGTATCGCACAGGAAGATGCGGGTCCGCTTGCACCCGCACAAGCCGTGAATGCACAATCTTTAGCAGTACAGTATTTTGGCACCGCTCGCTGCATTGCCAAAGGAACGATTAACGTAGGCAATGCCGTCAAAATCGGACCGACCATTTCTATCACACCAGCAGGATACACCTCAGCAATTACCGTCTATACGGTACAGGCTGCTACACAGACGGCAGCAGGTTCACAACCATACCCTATTGTCGGTTGGGCGGAAACACCATCAGCAGCAGACGGAACTTATGTGTACGTTCGCTTAGACATGATCACGTACTAAGACTAGCGATAACAGCTAGAGAAATTAACATACAAGGAGTGTATAGAACATGCCACAGTTTAATCAGGTCCACATCGATCAGGCATTGACCAATATTAGTATTGCGTATGTCAATGATGATTATGTTGCAGGTCGCGTATTACCACAATTGCCTGTCGAGAAACAATCAGATCGTTATTTCGTGTATGGTAAAGAACATTTACGTGTGAGAGAATCGCGTGTGCGTCCAGGTGCCATTGCAGACGAATTTGAGTACACGCTCTCACAGGCAAGTTATTATGCAACCCGTCGCGCACGTCGCCATTTAGTCACGGATGAAGAAACACGCATTGCCGATAATCCATTGTTGCCAGAAGCGGACTCTGCCGAGATTTTAACCGATTTGCTGACACTTATTTTAGAGAATGACGTGGCTGCTTATTTAACCTCGTCTACGAACTTGACCAACTTTGTTGCACTTTCAGGCGGTAATCAATGGAGCGACTTTGTGAATAGCGCACCATTGACCAACATCAAAACCGCTCGTACATCGGTTCGCTACAATGCACTAAAACGCGCTAATAGCATCATCATCCCTTATGAGACGGCATTGGTACTAGCAGAGCATCCGAGCATCAAGGACCTGATTAAGTACACCGATCCTAAATCGCTTACCATTGGCGGTTTACCCCCTGTGATTCGTGGCTTAACGGTTATTGAACCAGCAGCGATTGCTGATAGTTCTGTAGAGGGATTTGCATTTACTGGTTTACCTGTTTGGGGTAAAAACGTTATTGTGTGTTACATCAATCCCAACGCTGGCCGACGTGTCATTTCAATGGGCTACACGTTTATGGCGACCGACTCGATCACGAACGCAATGGGCGTAAACACTCGTAAATACAGAGACGAGCCACGTGGCGGCGATTGGATCGAAACGGCTGCTACCTATGATTTCCGTGTCACTGCCGTAGGTGCTGGCTATCTCTTTAACACTGTTATTGCCTAAACTATTTCGCTCTTAGGAGAAAACACTATGCCGAATGAAGACAACTTAACCCCGCGGGAAATCGAACGACGACTAGAGATTTTAGAGGGAGCTACTAAACAGTTAATTCCCTCTGACTCTGGCACATTGCCTACACCTACCGCAATTTTTACAGTAGTAGCTAGTGGCGTTGTTGGGGCATCACAGGCAACAATCCCACATGGTTTAGGGTACATCCCGACTATTTACGGTATCGTCATGACAACGGCGGGTATCATGTATCAATCGGCTGTACCTGATGCTACCAATGTGTACGTATTTGCTGATGCACCTGCACGTCAAGCCAATATCAACTTAGGGAGATAACCGAAAATGGCAAAAAGTAAGCCAGTGGAACGTACTCATAAAGTCACAGGCAACATTCTCCATGACAATAAATTCTACACGTTTGGCGACACGATCATCTTTGGGGAAGAAATATCCGAAGAACATATCCTTGAATTGTTAGCGTTAGGAATGCTTGAAGGACCGATTGCTACAGAGAAAACATTTGAACGTGCTTTTAACGAACGTGAAACAACAATGGCGGGTATGACTCCTGATCAGCAACGAAACATGTGGAAGTCTTTTATTGCCCTTACGGAAGAATCACGTAAATATCAGGAACTTGCGGAAGCGCGAATGAAGGATACCGATAAGG